AAAGGTGTAATGGCTTTGATAAACAATCCATTAAAAACAATTGGTAGATTATTTAAATCAATTGCTAATGTGTTTAGAACTGCTAGAATGATGATAGCATTGAAAGTAATTGCAGTAATAGCCGCTATTCAATTTTTTGCAGAAAGAATAGAACAAATAGGTGATGTATTTGTTAAGGTGTGGGATAAAATTACAGGTTTCTTTCAAGGCATTGTTGACTGGTTCAAAAATTCAGCCGTAGGTAGGTTTTTTGGATTAGGTGATGATGATGATGAAGAAAAAATTAAACAAACAGGTGGTGACGCTTCAGTTGCTGAAGAAGTATATGCTAAAGATAATGAAAAAGGTATGTTTGATTTTCTAACAAAAGAAAATCCTGTATCTAAAAAGGCAGGTGAGGTGAAAGAAAAAGTAGGTAATTTCTTTAGTGGTTTCTTTAAGAAAGATGAAGTACCATCATCAACAAGTCAATTATCAGATGACGAAAAGGCATTATTTGGTGGTTATGATATTAAACCTACAACATTAACACAAGAAAATAAAATACCATTTTTACAAGGTCCTAATAAAGTTGAGGGTAATAAGGTAGATGGTTCAGATAAATCTACAGCTAAATCACTAGAAGAAATTAATGCTGAAGCAGCTGCATTAAGAGATTCTAATAAACCTGCTGTTAATATACAAAATAATAATTCTATAACAAATAGTAATCAAGCAGGCAATACAAATACAATAGGATTTAATATACACGAACCTGATACATCTTTTGTAAATGTTAGAAAAGATAACACTCAACAAACAATTTAACTTAATTCTTTTTCAGTAATTATTTTAAACACAGCACCATTATCTTCAGCATAACTAGTTGCGGCTCGCCACTTTGCTTGATTTTTGATAAACTCAAAACTCTCACGCATATACGATTTAGTTTTCTTTTTAGGTGGTTTAGGTCTAACACATTGACGAGAAGGTTTAATCTCAATCAACATTTTTTTATTCTTATCTGTTTTTAGTATGAAGTCTGGAAAGTATCTATGATATTTTTTGTCAATAGGGTTATAATATCTAATAGGTAATTCTTCACTTGCCCATTGTACTATGCCTGGATTGTTATCACAATAGACCATAAATTTACGCTCTAAAAGTGAACGATATACTATGTTATTTGGGTTGCCAACATATTTTTTAGGGTTCGTTGGTTTATATATTCCTTTAAAAGACTTCTTCATATCATATAAATAGTTATAACAATATTTAGTAAGGATATAAAAATGGCTTGGACATCAAAAGTAGCAAATGTAATCAAAGGAAAAGTTGCCTCTATGGCTTTGAACGCAATAGGAAATAAACTTGCGTCTAATTTTGCTAATTCTGGTCAAACATCAAAGATTGCTGCTAAACTATTAAACAAATCTCCTTTAGAGATAGGCAATGAAAATCCTACGGCACACATAAAAGAAAATCCTTATTCATACGGAACGGTATATTATCCACAAGAAACAAGTAATTTAGGTGATGGACATTATGTAATATTTGATGTTCTAATGCACAATGAATCAAAATTTAAAACTCAAACATTTAATAATGGATTGTTAGTAGAAAATCCTAATGCTATAGTAGGTAGCGCAAGACCAGGAACTGGTGGTTCAGGTACATTAAGAAATATCAAAGGTATTAAAAGACGAGGCGTAGTACAAAAAAATAGAATAAGAGGTGTTAACTCTGGTATGTTTAGTAAATTAGGTTCTAAACATACATACATTTCAGATAGTATCATATTGTATATGCCACCTGAAGGAATGAAATTTAATCAATCCGCTAGTTACGAGGCAATGGAAACAGGTCTTGCAGGTGATGTAGCACAAGGTGTGGGTGGTGTAATAAATGATACAGGTTTCAAGGCAAAATTACAAGCGGCAGCAAAAGGTACAACCGCAGTAGTACAAGAATTAGTTAAAGAGGCAGGTTTCGGTGTTGCTTCATTAATACCTGGTTTTGAAAACTCAAAAGATTTATATAATAAGTTTAGAGGTCAGGCAAAGAATCCTAATTTAGAATCTATATTTAAGTCAGTACCGTTTAGAGAGTTTAGTTTTCCGTTTACTTTTGCACCGAAGAATGAAAAAGAAAAAGATAGTGTACACAAGATACTACAATTGTTTAGATTTCATATGTTACCTGAACAACAAAGTGGTGCTAATGGTTACTTTAATGTACCATCAGAATTTCAAATAACTTATATGTATAGAGATAATGAGAACGCATACTTACCTAGAATTAGCCGTTGTGTTTTAAAACAATGTGATGTAGATTATGCTCCTGAAGGTGTTGTTTCAACATTAACACCAGACGAAAGAGGTGCTCCTCCTACATTAATAACTATGAACTTGACATTTGGTGAAACAGAAATTATGACTAAAGACACGGTAGCAAAAGGATATTAATGTACTTTACAAGATTTCCTAAAGGTCAATATATTATACCAGGCACAAAAGAATATAAACTGGTAACTGATTTATGGAGAAGAATTAAGATAAGAGATAAAATTAAGAATGAGGCAAGTCTTTATTCAGAATATTTTGTTGAAAATGGTGAAAGACCTGAAACTATTGCAGAAAGACATTTTGGTAGTCCTGAACTACATTGGATAGTATTAATAACAAATGATATAACAGATGGTTTACACGGTTGGCCGTTATCATTTTCAGCGTTTGAACAATATGTAAAAGACAAATACGCAGAACCAGATGCTATACATCATTATGAAAAGGTGCAATCTAGTGGACCACAAACATCTATTGATTACTCACACCTGATAGAATGTAATAGTACAGACACAGGCGCACAAGCAGTTTCAAATAGAGAATACGAACAAAGAGAACAAGATAGATTAAGTAGAATTAAATTAATATCTCCATCTTTCTTACCAGCACTAATTGAAGAATTTGAAAGATTAATGAATGAATAATTATGTACTCACAAATAGATACAAGTAAACTTACAAGAGCAGGTAGATTTTTACTAGATGATATTGTTCTAGTATCATATCAATCAGCAGATGGTTCTAATAAGAACGCTAAATCAATTTCAATTAGATCACAAGTATTAGAAATAGACATATACGAATCACTTAACGGCGCAGGTTTATCAGGAAGTGTAGTAGTTGCAGACGGTCAATCTGTTATATCACATTTACCTTTGACAGGTTATGAACGCATAGAATTTAAGTTATATACACCAGGCACGAGTAGAGGTTACGATTTTAGTAGCGAAACAGGTCACCCTATGTTTATCTATAAAATCAGTAATAGATTACCTTTAACACCTAGATCACAAATATATGTTTTACATTTTTGCAGTAAAGAAATGATTGACAATGAAATGACAAGAGTTAATAGAACATATGAAGGTCCTATTGATACTATGGTTGTAGATATGATGAGAAGTGATTTAGATAGTAAAAAGAATTTAATAGTAGAAGAAACAAAAGGTTTACATAAGTTTGTTATGCCTAGAATTAAACCTTTGAAAGCGATTGCTACATTATCAGGTATGGCAGAACCACTAAAATACAATTCAAGTGGTATGTTATTTTACGAAGACAGCACAGGTTTTAGATTTAGAAGTTTAGAAAATATGTTGGCAATAGGTGGTGTTGCAAGACCAGTATCAGCAAAGTTTCAAATGAAACCTAGAAATGTAAAACAAGGAACAGGTGAATCAGATGTTATAAAAGAAATGCAGACCGTTGATGGTTATACTATTAAAGATCAGTTTGACACATTAAAGAACTTATCAAATGGTGTATATGCAAGTAGAACGGTTACCCACGACCAGTTTAACAAGACATTTAGCGAAGTAGATTTTGATTACAATGTATATTTTCCTACTATATTTCATACTGAACACGATGGATCAGGTGGTAAAATAGATAGTAAATCGCAGTTGCCATTATTTAACTATAAAGAAAATAAAATGATTTCAGACAAACCTGAAGGACGATTACACCTAATATCTACAACAGAAAAGATACAAAACGATTACGAAGGACCAGATGGTGAACGAATATTTCCTGCTAATATGGCACAGAAACTATCATTTAAAAGTCAATTAATAGAATTAAATTGTAAAGGTTTCACAGGCATATCAGTTGGTGATTTATGCAGTTTTGAAGTACCTAGTTATGAACCAGTTAAGAAAGATAATCCATCAGATTATGACCCATATATGAGTGGTCGTTATCTAGTAAGAGCAATACATCACAATATAGATACAGCAAAAGATAACCATAAAATGACTTTAGAGTGTGTGAAAGACGCAGTAAGAGTGGCATATCCAGAAGAAAATATAGATATACACACAACAAGGGAAAACCTAGACGCCATCACATATCTACAATATCAATTAGACGAAGCACTAATAAACGAAGCAAACCAGGATACGCATAATGAGATAATGGCTTAGAGCTGCTAAGAGTCAGAAATTTTTTTTGACATAGAGGCTGGCCATACTGCCACAATATGAAAGTAAACAATTAACTGAGCAAAGATAATAAAATGAATATAAAGACGCAGATTACAGACATTAGCAAAAGATGTAAAGACACATTTACACATACAATAGATGACCTTTCAGAAAAGTATGACAATATATACTATTATAACAAATATCACTATTTCTACAAGGGCCAACTAGATATAACAAGACAGATCAAAGCTAAAGTCAGTCTAGCGACTGCCTGGTTCAGTAATAAGTACAATAACATAGACTTTAGTAAGGCAACCTTTGGTTATAGTGATTGTATAGTACACAATAACGAAGAACTAGACGAGTTGCGTAGGAAGAAAGGAAATAGTATTAAATGACATATAGCGTAGTCATTAAAACAAAACATCTATCGGTAGGAAACAAATGGCCTTCTTAGGAATTTCCGAGTTTAAACATTTCGTAGGCGTAGTAGAGGACAGACACGATCCTGAGAAACTAGGCAGGCTGCGAGTAAGATGTCTTGGCATACACACAAGCGATAAAAACAAAATCGCCTCTAGTGATTTACCTTGGGCGTCTGTTATGTTGC